ATATCCGTCCTTAGTATAAAATATTCTAAAACTTGGAGGTTTTTATGAGCAATAACGCAAAGCCGATTGCTTTACAGACTGAAATGGATAAAGCTGTTTCAGCCTTAGAGGGTTTTCTTACTCCTGAAGAGGAAAAAGTAGAGCAACCGATCGAAGAAGAAACAGTCGAGGAGATTGAAGAATCTCCTGAAGAAGATGTTTTGGAAGAAGAATTTGAAGATGAGTCGGAAGACGAGTTGGAAGATGACGATGAAGAAACAGAAGATGAAGACGAAGAACAAACAGAAGTTGAGGAAGAACAAGAGCAACCTGAACTTTATACTGTCAAGATAGATGGTATAGAACAAGAGGTCACACTCGATGAACTACGCAACGGCTATTCTCGTCAGCAAGATTACACTCGCAAAACTCAGAAGTTAGCGGAAGAGCAAAAAACTCTACAACAAAAACTTAATGAAGTTGCCGAGAGAGATGCGATCTATACAGAACTGTTACCAAAAATGGAACAACAGTTACAAAGTGTTTTCGGTGAAGAGCCGAATTGGGATGAGTTATATGAACAAGACCCATTAGAATACACTAGAGAAAAGCATAGATGGGATCAAAAGAAAGAGAAACTAGCTGCTGTTGAAGCTGAACAAAAAAGGTTACAACAGGAACAGTACGAAAAACAGATGGAAGAACTAAAAGAATCTGTTAAGGCTGGTGAGCAAAGACTTTTAGAAGTTGTTCCCGAATGGCAAAAAGCTGAGACAGCTCAGGCTGAGAAAGCTGAAATAAGTCAATATGCAATTAATTCTTTAGAGTTTACTCAAGAAGAGTTAAGTCAAGTGTACGATTGGAGATTGTTAAATGTTTTGAGAAAAGCATGGTTATATGACAAAACCAAGGAAGCTTCTAAAAAGAAACCTACACAAAAGGCTAAGTCCCGTGTAGCAAGACCCGGAGCTGTAACTAAAAACAAAACGGTAACGCCTGTTAAGAAAGCAAAACAAAGGTTGGCTAAATCTGGAAAGGTTTCAGATGCAGCTAAAGTATTTGAACAACTTATTTAACGAGGTTAATTATGGCGAAAGTCACAAATGCGTTTGATACTTATACGGCTACTGCTGACAGAGAAGATTTAAGTAATATTATTTACAACATCTCTCCTATGCAAACTCCGTTCATGAGTTCAATCGGAACTAGAAATGTAAAAAATGTGGTATTTGATTGGCAAACAGAATCATTACCTACACCAAGTGGTGCTGGACAGTTAGAAGGTTTTGAACTTTCAAGAGCTGCTTCAACTGCTACTTCAAGGGTAAGTAACGTATGTCAAATCTCATACAGAGATGCAACTGTAACAGGTTCGCAAGAAGCGTCTGACGCTGCTGGTAAGAGATCAGAAATGGCTCACCAGTTAGCTATCATGGCTAAAGCACTTAAAAGAGACATGGAAGAAGCTCTATGTCAAAAAGGTGCTAAAACTACAGGTAACGCTACTACTGCAAGAGTAACAGGTGGTTTCGAGTCTTGGATTACTTCTAATGACTCAAGAGGAACTTCTGGTGCTTCTACAGGTGGCGGTGCTGCTCCTACAGACGGAACTCAAAGAGCTCTAACTGAAACTCTTTTAAAAGATGTTTTAGAGCTTATGTTCTCTAACGGAGCTGAACCAAACATGGCTATTGTTGGTCCGCACAACAAACAAGTCATCTCTGGTTTTACTGGTAGATCACAAGCTAGGCAATTCGTAGACGCAAACACAGTAGAAGCTTCAGTAGCTATCTACTCTTCTGACTTTGGAGAACTAAAAATAGTTCCTTCCAACAGATCAAGAGAGAGATCGCTTCTATTAGTTGATCCTGAGTTTGCTAAAGTATCTTACTTAAGAAACTTTGAAACTATCGACATTGCTACAATCGGTGACGCTGAAACTAAAATGATCGTTGCTGAGTATGGGCTAGAAGTAAGTAATGAAGCTGCACACGGTGTAGTTGCTGACTTAAGCACATCATAAGCATAAATAATTAGGGAGGGGTAAAACCCTCCCTTTTTATAAAATGGCAAGAAGAACTCTCATAGACGCAAAGACTGGTTCAACTTCAGAGTTTATTACTGAAGATGACAAAATTATTTATCATACAAAACAAGACATACAACCAGTTATAGAGCATTGCAAAACCCTTGCAGAAAACAAACCCGGAAAAGATTTTAGGCATGTTGCAGAAGTTCCTATGGTAATATATCAAAAGGCGATGCGAGAAGGCTGGGTCAAAGATAAAGCTAAATGGAAGAAGTGGCTAAATGATCCAGATAATAAAGTTTTTAGAACTTGGCAAGGCAAAGTATGAATTATTCAGAATTAAAAACAAACATAGCAAGTTTTCTTAATAGATCAGATTTAACATCTGATATTGATATGTTTATTGACCAAACCGAAGGCGAACTTAACAGAAGATTAAGAACTGCTGACATGGTTAAAAGAGCTACGGCAACTGCTGATGCTCAGTATTTATCGCTACCAACTGACTGGTTACAAGCTATAAACGTAGAAGTTACATCAAATGATTTTAAACCGTTGATGCAACAATCTATTGAATCACTAGATTTATATAGAGCATCAAATGACAACACAACTGGTCAACCTATTTATTATGCTTTAGTAGATAAGACAATGGAATTTGCTCCTACACCAGATCAAGCATACACAGTACAATTAACTTATTATGCAAAGGTTGATGCACTAAGTGATTCTAATACAACTAACTTTGTACTTGATAATCATCCTGATATTTATTTATACGGTGCTTTAAAACATGCTTCTATATTCTTGATGGAAGATGAAAGAGTAACAATGTTTAGTCAATTATTTGAAAAAGCATTAGAAGAAGTAAGGATGCAACAAGAAAGAAAAGAATTTGGTAAAGGCTCTTTAATGCAAAGAAGAAGAACTTACGGAAGAGCTAAAAAGAATATATACTATATGGATTCTAATTAGAGGAAAAAATGGCGGGATTTACAGATTACTTAGAAGATAAAATTATGAAGCATGTTTTCACTAACACTTCGTTTACATCTCCAACAACTTTATACGCAGCTTTATATACTGTCGCTCCATCTGATACTGGGGGTGGTACAGAAGTTTCTACATCTGGTACTGCGTATGCCAGGCAAGCAATGGCCTTTTCTGTTTCAGGAACAGGCACACTAGCTACTAATTCTTCTGCTGTTGAATACCCAACCGCTACGGCTTCTTATGGAACTTGGGTTGCTGTAGGTATATTTGATGCCAGTACAAGTGGTAATTTATTAGCTTACGCAAGTTTAACTGCTAATAAAACAGTAGCTTCAGGAGATGTATTTAGATTCAATGCGGGTGAAGTAGATATTACCCTGACCTAGAGTAATGTCTGAACAAACTTATAACTTTGGACGTTACAACAAGTCTAATTGGAATAACCTTCAATATGATTTTGGTTCTGTAGCAATTACAGGCGTTTCGCTTGTAACTGCAAATGGATCAAAAATTAATCTTGGTGCAAGTGCTGTATCTGTTACTTCTAGTGCTTCTGCTGCTGGTTTAAAAATACTTCTTGGGTCTGCGGACACTATAAGTGCGTCAAGTTTTGTCGCTGTTGGTATACAGATAGACATAGGTGCTTCTTCTATATCGGCAGTTTCTAACCTAGTAGGTACAGGACAAATAGTTATACAAGGTGCAGCAAGTTCAGAAGTATCTACTGCTGTCGTTGGTCAAGGACAATTAGTTGTGCAAGGCGGTGGTGGCATAACAGGAACAAGTAGTTTTGTTGCTCTTGGTGGTTTAAAATGGGAGCCAGAAGATGTTGCTGCTGCAACTTACACAGAACAAACAGTTGCTACTCCAACTTGGACAGAACAAACGGTTTCAGCAGGAACATGGACAGAATTAGATAGGCAGGCTTCAGCGTAATGGCAGATACTACAACAACAAATTTATCGTTAACTAAACCAGAGCTAGATGTTTCTACCAACTGGGGACAAAAGTTAAACGCTAACTTAGATGCTATTGATGCAATCTTTAGCGGTACTGGTACAGCCGTATCACTTAATATTGACGGTGGAGATATTGCATCTGCTGTAACTATAAATAAATCACCTGTCATCACATTAGGCGGTGATCTTACAGGTAACGTCACGCTTACTAATTTAGCTAGCGGTACGCTGACAGCGACCATAGCAGCTACATCTGTAGAAAACTCAATGTTAGCTGGTTCTATAGCTAACTCTAAATTAAGCAATTCATCTATTACGGTTGGTGCTGGTGTAAATGCAACTGCTATATCTTTAGGCGGTACTATCAATTTTGCAGGTACTTCTAACGAAGTAGAAGTAGCAGAAAGTTCAGGAACAATAACCATTGGCTTACCAGCAGCTACAGAGATTACAACTTCTTTAGGTGTTGCTGGCGGGTCTACAAATGGAGTATTAATATCTAACGGTTCAATAGCCTTAAAAAACGATGGCACACAACAATCAAACATTGATTTTTATTGTGAATCATCAAATGCACATTACGCTAGGTTACAAGCACCTGCACACTCCGCATTTAGCGGAAATGTAACAGTTACGTTACCAGCCACCACAGGAACGCTTGCTTTAACATCTGGTGACATTACAGGTAATGCAGCCACAGCTACAGCCTTAGCAACTGCAAGAACTATTCATGGTGTTTCTTTTGACGGTACTGCAAATATAGACCTGACAGAAGTTATACAAGATACCGTAGGTGCTATG